CTTATACATATGGTGCCAGCCCTTACCATTCCAGGCTAAGATTCTGGCATTTCTACTCGCAGCTCCGCCGCCGAGCGATATAAATAACTGATCGCCCGAACTTTTCATATATCTAACAGGGCCAAGCATATCCGATGGAACACCATCTCCATATGAAAGGCCGAAGCCTGATTCTATTATTCTGGTAGTGTGCTGGACAGTGAGTTTATAGATCGGTGCAGGAGAGTCGTTATCAACTCCCTGTGCAAACCAGAGACTTCCTTCATGGACAGTCATTCTGCGTCCGTTATGGTCTGATCCAGACATGGGAACAATTAACGCATACGTCCATGTCGAGGGTGAAGTATCGATTTCATAGATACCTTCATGTGTAGCCAGATAAATTTTATCTTCACCGTCAATCCCTACATAAACAGCAACTCCCTGTGGACCATTGGCAGATGAAATATTAATACTCTCGTCAGCCCATGCAACTCCTCCATTAGTCGAGGTATAAAAAGTAATATTACCTCTATGCCACACACAGGCTGTAAGTTCACCACCAATTGTTACGAATAACCCTGCATCATATGGGTCGGTTGTTCCAAAATCAGCAGTAACATTACTGGCAAGTAACCCTTTGGTAATCGGGGTTGTTGATTCAGTCCATGAAGAACCGCTTGTAGAAGTATAAGTTCGGATATCGTTTGCAATTGCTGTCATTGCAACGAGGTTTCCACTATCAGAAGTTATATCTACAGGAACCTGCGGGTGCATAGCAAAAGCCCCAACAGCGTGTAAGAAAGTGCCACTTATACTTGATGCCAAGGTATGACTCATTGTCGTTGATGTAGTTGTAGCAGTTTTATATCCTGAGTAATGACTGTGAGTTAAACTTGCTCCAGTAGCAGCCATACCGCTAGTCTGATCGGAACCACTTGAAGATACTGCAATATTGTCACTGCCAGCAAATACGTCTATAACAAAGTCGTTTACAGCAGTTGTCAGCGTAGTTGATATACCAGTTCCACTTGTATCTGAACTATTAGCAGTAGCGGCACTTATCGCATCGGTATTGGCTCCACTTATCGTATATGCAACAGCGTCAATTTCATCTACGCTACCTCCACTATTCATTCGTGCGGTAAAATATTTGTCATCAGCAATAGTTGGGTTGACTGTATAGAATATACCTATACCAACATCGTTTGTAGTATCAATTGCATTGTAAAGTTCTGTCATGTCAGTTCTGCTATCGCCATTAGACGCAGCGTTATATCCAACATTAGTTAAAGCATACGAAAGAGTATTGTCTGTATAAGCAACTGCCACTATAAGTAGGTCAGTTCCAACGGGTATAGGTAGTGCTTTGTTGTACGTAATAGTGTCAGTAGCGGTACCTAAGTTTCTTACACCAGGGCCACCCAATATATAACCACCGTTTTCCCATGTATAGTCTCCTGCGTCTGCCACTCCATCTCCATTAACATCCCCTGTAAACTGCCTGTTGACGGCTCCTCTACTTGTGGCAGTAGCACTTGGAGTGCAACTCCATAAAGAATTTAATTCGCCTTTAAAAGAAGTCGAACATTTAACTACATTGATACCTGAATGTGTGGCATTCTGAGCAAGAATGGGCAGATAAATCCTGTCCATCCATCTCGTATCACATGTTGAATTAAAGAACCTTCTGTATTCCTTGGGATCAAAAGCAACGTCCGAATTTATTCTTGCCCGACCGAATCCGTATGCAAGGTTCGGGACAACAAAAGATTCGTATGCGGCTACGTCCTCTGGCCTAGTTCTTCCAGTATCTCTGATCGGCTGAACGAACTGCTGAACAGGACGAGTGCTAATCTTGGTACCATCTCTATCTGGTACAAGTGCATATTGTTTAGAGTTTATCTCGATATCGAGACTCATCTAGAACACCATTCTTGGAACTGCAACAGGAGGAGTCTTAACTTTAACTAAGTTTCCTTCTACGGCCCTAACATAACTTTCCTCAAATTGCCGTGCCATCTCAGTCCACTTATTATCAGGATTACCAGCAGCCATTCTAAGGCATAGTAACTGTCGTGTTTTGTCATACAATGGATGTAGTAATTCGCCATCGACTTCAACTGTACCTGCATCAGTTGATGCTGCAGTTAATATATTTCTGCCAACAATTCTTATTCGGTATTTGTCAGGCATGTAATCCTGGAATCTAATAACTCCACCATCTGAAGCGCCAGATGCAGGAGGAACATGATCCCAGTTTCTCAGTTCGTTATATGGAACATCCATCATTTCACTCTGGCCCATAGTCATCCATATCTCATCGATATAAACAGCTAGATTAGAGGCTGTTACGTGAACTCCAACCACTGCTGTCGTGGCATTATAAGCAAGGGTTTCACTTGCTTTCATATATTCCCATCCAGTTCCGCCATGAAAGCTACCAACTACGTCCTCGATATAGAGTTTTACCCTGCCTGCCGTATTACAATACACCCATGCAGAGAGGTTAACTTCCTGACCTTCGGTTGGCAGGGTTGTATACGACGATGATGCAGGGGTAAATGTCTGAACCAATGTTGTGTTAGTGCCTGCCACGGCAAGCCTACCCGAATTGTTTCCATGAAGAACCAGGTAATTCTCCGGGTTCGTCGTCTGTGCTTCCTTGTTAAAGGTCGCCCCAGATCCCGCGAGAGTCCAGTTGTTCTGTGAACCTGGAGCTAGCTGATCTGCGTCCCAGTCCTCGAAGTCTGCGTTTAATAGCAGGTTATCACCCGAGTCTGCGTTCCTTCTGTTACCTCTATATACCCGATCCACTCTACGAAGGGTAGATGGAAGGGTATATGTATATTGATTTTCTCCAGTAATAATTGTTTCTATATCTACTACCGTAGCAATATCAGGAAATACTATTTCCCGTGCCTCGTTATAGGCATCTTTTGTGTCATCGGGATGAAATGTGGAAAGCTCGTAAGTTATAGAGCCTGATTCACTAGCAGGCCAATTGTTGCCTGAAGCCCCTGCACAAGTAAATGTACCACTAGTCTGTGCGTAATCTAAAACTCGCCTTGTACTGTTTTGGTTGCTAGTTGAACTACCTGTTAACTGCATAAACCATCTGTTATTAAAGTAATCATCTACAGGGAAGCGTTGACTAATTTTTGTATCTTTAACCAAAAGGTTGCTATCTGAAATATTAGTCGTCGTAGAGCCGGTTATAAGGCCGAGTGGCCTTAATATATCCTGCCTCATCGTGGACCATGCGGTTGTCGGCATATCAGACCACCTCTGCTTTCACTTTCTTAACACCCTTTAAATTGTCCTTGGACATCTCAAGATTCTGATTTTTAAGCTCTTTAATCATCCTTTCCTGTGCGATTATGATTGCCTCACGTTTTGCTTCAGGCATCCTGTTAAAGAGTTCTGCTATGTCCTGATCCTTGAGCTGTATGTCGTCCATTTAGTTTCTCCAGATTAACCTTTCGGATACTTATCTTTTACTGCTATTGAGCAGCATCCCATGTTGCCTGTAATTTAGCTAGTTCAGTATCAATATAGTCTTTAGTAGGCTTGTCATAAGTCACACCATCAACAGGAATTATTACAAGGTTTTCGTATTCGTGTTCAGCCCCGATACCTGTCGATATGTCAGCGTCTTTATAAAAGCCAAACCACGCTCCATCGTGCATAGTACACAACAAATCATCATATCTAGATGGTCTGAACTGGCTTACGCTACTACTAGTACTGGGTTTTTCATTTTCAGACATTCATATACTCCTATGTATCACCCACTTTCTTGAATTTCATTCCGGTATACAGAACCTTGTCATCACCGTATAAAGTTATTGAAGCGTCCAATGATTGGTACATATGAACAGTTTGGGTGGAGGTGTCTGTTATATCCAGCATCATACTTTGCTCTCCAGATATAGCATACGGTCCATACGTATAAAGTGGCAATACAGTTCCTTCAACGCTGTCATTTATTATATGTACTTGAAATGTCGAAGTAGCCTCTGAGCCAGCAGTACTTGTAGCACCAAATAAGGTAATTTCCCATTTACCTGTACTGGGAAAGGAAAAATTACCTGACCCATCCTTAGACATCCCAGTACCAATTTTTTCAAACACACTTTCTGAATTTATTTGAGGATTCCAT